TTACACCATGCCATTGCACTAGCCCATTTTGCATGATTAACTGCAACTATTGCACGATCCTTAGCACTAGCAACCCTACTTTCAATTAAACTTTGTTTTTTAGGTTTTATCTCAACTACTTCTGCTATCTGTCTGCTATGTTTATTTTGATAAACTACAAAAAAGTCAGGAATATATTGATGTATTTTTCCATCTAATGGACTTCTATATGGAATAGCAAACGATTCACTCGCCCAATATAATACATTTTTGTTTGAATCACAAAATGTCATAAAGGTAAGTTCCCAACCTGATCTGTATTTGGGTTTATTTTTACCTATATATTTTTCAGGACTCTTAGGTACGAAAATCCCTTGTGCCCAGCGTGCCATATTATTGAACTATGTTTCTTGCTACAGGGTAATTGGGTTGCGGTAATACACCGAACCCGTATATTGCAGTTTTTGATTTGAATGTATTCAAATAATATGCTATAACATTATTGACTTGAAGTTTTTCTAAACCTCTTATATAATTTAAAAGGTCTAATACAGGAATCTGTGTTTGTTGTGATATTCTAAACAAATGTACTGTAAAGTTACCGGCAATTTGTTTGGTCGCACAAACAGATATAAAATATGAATGAACAACATCATATTCATTCCCATTAACTATTAGGTCAAAGGAATAGAAATCGTCAAATAGTTTTACTGTTTGGTCCAATGATGAACGTGAGTCAATTATTCTTGCCATGTATAAATCTCCATCGAATATTTATACAATAATTTTACTTGTATTGAACTTTGGGAGGGCTAGTTAATCCACTACCTGCGCTGCCTGCTGCCGCCTTAATTTGTCCTGATAATCCGAATCCAGGATAATAAGTATTTGAACGCACACCACCCGGTAATGCTTCTTGTGTTGCTGTTTGCAAAACTGTATTCACATCTGAAAGGGCAACTTGTTTTAGATTTTTATTCTTAAATGTATTATATGTAGTACCGGCAGTTTGAATAGCACGTAAATAATTTCCATCAAGAATATCAGAAACAACACCTTCACCTGCTTCAACTAGTCCACCTTGACCAATGATAGTTGCGTTTGATCCTAATCTTGCAATTGGACTTAATGTTCTATCATAATTCTCAGGTGAACCAAATCCTTTAACAATATTTCCAGGTGCTCTGCCTGATATTGCACCATATTGATATGTAACTGTTTCATAGTCAACAGTCATTGTATTAGCCATCGTACCATTACCCTGTGCATAATCATATGTATCATGTGCAAAGCGAGTGATAGTGGGATTAATTAATGTATACAATGAAAAGTTATGTTGGTTAAATCCAAACACTTGAATATTTTTAAAGAAAGGTATTTTTGAAATACCCTGTGAAGCCTGACTAGTTGTATTAGTAGGTACTGATATTTCACCGATGTAACCCCAATCATCATCACCGGTGATTGATGGATCATATATATTTCTTCTGTTATATTCTGTTGCACCGGAATTTGCTTGTCCAGGAGCATTAACTGTTTGTGCACCTGCACTTGAACGTGTTGGTTTATTTGCGTCTTTGTAATAGTATGTATAGTAGTCATACCACATATTACGAATAATATTTCCATTATCATCATGGAATTGAATATCAATTGGATCGTATTTTAATTTTGTTTGTACAATTCTTTTACGATTATACTGATTCATTATATGCGTATCAAATTGATATGAAGGTAATTTAATTGTTTTAACTGCTAGACCAAAGTTAGCACCTGATGCTATTCCGGTAGAGTAAACTGCGGGATTGATTTCAAAGTAAACGTGAAATAAGAATTTTAATTTAGGACTATACTGATAAGAATTAGTCCTAAATGTTTTTGCTGCATGAGTGTAGTCTCGTACATATGCATTACCAAAGAAGCCAGCGGCTGTATCAGCTAATAAATTTTGTACGAAACCTGACATAAGTTATAATTAACCGTTTGTCTGACCTATACCAGTAACAGTTGAACCACCTAAGATTCTGCCGATGTTTGTACCAACGCCAGAAGATAATGGTGCTTGAATTGCGTTATCAAATCTTATTGTTAATGCGATTGTAACTGGGTCATTTGTACCATAGTTCAATGTTTGATAGTTTGCAGTTTGTACGAAACATCCATATAATTCCCATGTTTCTAAAACTACAGGAGCTACTGTGCCATTACCACCATCAAGTATTTCAATGTTCGTTTGGAACTTATAATCTTGACCAGTAGCAGCCGAAGCCTGTTCTACAAAGTCCATTTGTTTCTGTAATTGCTGTCCAACTAACTTGCTGACATTACCCTGTGCGTCATCTCTAACGTTAATTGATAATGATTGCCACTTTGCTTTTCCAGCCAAGTACATAGTTGAGTTATAAACTGGAATAGTAATTTCGTCAAATTGAACTTGTGGGCGTGAACAATCAATAACTTGTTTAGTTAATTCAATTGTACTTCCAATTCCGAAACTCAGAAAATTAACTCTGAAACGGAATTGTAGTTTGGGCATCAACAAGCCTTGGTTTCCACCAGCATTATCAGATGCTACGGTCATGTTGAACAATGATTGTGAGGCTGTTGCCATATTTTAATCTCCTGTATCTTTATTTATCTTTACAATAAAAGGTCCCTCTCGGGATACCTTTTATCCATTAGCCAAGGCTGCGATTTCCCCGGTGTTTAGAACTCTAACTGGTATATAGATGAATTCAGCTGCCTTAACAGGTTCAATTGCAACATCTACCCAAAGTTCATTTCTATCTATTCTAGCAGGTGTATTGTTACTCTCGTCACATACAACTAGATAATCATAGATACCGCGTTTAGCAACTAAGTCAACAAACAATGTTTGAATGACACCTGCTATTTGACCACGTGTTAGTGGATCGTTAGGTTCAAATACGAACGGACGAGCCGCAATCGTTAATTGACGACGGATGTAGTTGATTAAACGTGCAACGTTTGTTCTATCTAATGCACTAGCACTATTAAAACTATTCTTGTTACCATAATTCAACAAACCAATACCAGTAAAGAATACTAGTGGATTAATTTGATTAATATATAACACATCACGAATACCAATACGTGTCTTAATTGGTTGAAACTCACCAGTAGCACGATCCAACCATCCAATGCTCAATGCATTATCAATAGTACCACGGCGTGTACCTGCCGCTGCTAACCAAGGATAAGCAATTGTATCATTACGTAAGAATGTACGTAACATCATATGACTTGCAGGAACAACAACTTGGTTGCCTGATAAATCTGTTGTAAGACCACTTGGATAGAATAATCCTAAGTATGTATTACGTGTTACTAAACCATATTCACCTGTACTACTTGCACCAGCAGCATTAGTAGCCCATGCTTGAATTTCTGTAGCACCATCTTGTAATCCTAATGGTGTATCACCAATAATATATGCTGTCTCACCACGATCTGCATTTAACACAACCATGTTAGGTTGTAGTTCAGGATAGTTAGGTGTAGCCAATAAGTTAAAGTAATTATCTTCATCACGTATATCAGTATTAGTATCAATTGCAGCACGTAATGCCTTAACCACCATTACACGTTGTGCTTGACGACCCATGTATGGAGCACCATTTGTTTGATTACCGCTTACTGTTACCCATGTATATGAGAACTCTGGCAGGTTATCAATATTAGTTACATCACCTGAATCATATGCACCTGCATTAGGATAGTTAGCACTAGTAAAGTAATTTGTTCTAAACTGTTTAACATTATATCCTGAACGGCGTGTGTTGAATACTAACATACCCTGTGGATATAGTGCCGGAGTAGGTGCATCTAAGTCAATATAATCACTAGGTAACAATGATTGAATTGTTGGAATAGGGTCATCAACTGGGTTGATATTTCCTGCACTTGACCAACGTACATCAGCAAATACTATACCTTTTGAACTTGTTCCGTCAGCATTATCAATCAAGACCCATTGATCATTATTGTCAACTTTTTGCCAACGATTAATCACTGGATATAATTCTAAGTCGCTTGTATCAATCCATATATCACCATATGACAATGCTGTTGTACCATCACTTTGTGTTGTTGGGGCACTTGCACTTACGATAGGACCATTTGGATCTGTAGTATTTGAACCAGAAGGTAATGGGAAACCATTTTCATCATAGTTTAAGTTTGAATATCCATTCCACTGACCATTATAGTTAACCATAATATCAACTTGGTCAACAACCGAATAGAACCAGTTTGTATTGTTAGATGGAGAAATTGAAGGTGCGCCCTCATTAGCAGTATATGTTAATGGAACCCAATTCGTTAATTGTGCTGAGTAATTAATAGTTGCAATACCAGGATTACTTGTATTGTTATTAATTTGAATACTAGTAACTCCTCCGGCAGATACATTAAGAACCTCTAACTGAATAGCAGATGTGTTTCCTATTGTTCCTATAGGGATAGTTAATGTATTACCTATAGAATAACCAGTTCCAGCTGCTGCAATAGAAGGGTGTACACCCACTGTAGATAACAAGAAGTTTCCATAAGAACTATATAAATTAACTGTTGCACCTGAACCCGGTGAAGAAGTTGTTGCAACTGCATTGAAAGTTCCGGTGTATGCAGGACCATAATCAATACCTAATGCTGAGCCTGGAACAAATCCTATGGCTGTTAAAAGACCATTACTTGTACCGGTGTAATTACCTGATGAATTAACTGTATCAGTCATTAAAATTGTTCCACCAAGTGTATGTGTCAATTGAATTGCACCAGTTGTTGTAATAGCGGCATTTGTATATGGCATTGCCATTGCTAACCATGCATCAACAAAACCTTGATTACTTGAAACTAATGCTGAATCAATTTCTAACAAATATACTTCTAGATTTGAACTACCGGGTTGACTTACTCTAATATCTAAGTAATAAGATGTACTAGGTGTTAATGTTCCTAAAGTAGTTGCAGTACCTGTAACTATAGTTGGACCTGATGCAAGTCTTTCATAAAGATAGAAAGGTGGTTCAGTTTCACCGGGAACATCTGCCGAACCGCTAGAATATAGACTACCGTTAAAGTTATATTGACCATAAACAGTACCAGCAGGAATCAATGATCCGCCTGTTGGATCCAATGCAGCTGATGCTTCCCAATCAGTTTCTGCAAGTGTTACATATTTTGTAATCCATGTGCTTGTAGCAGTACTATACTCAGATACTACTGGATTTAAACCATTACCAGAAGAACCAACCTTGATCCATACAGAACCTGTTGGACGAGGAGTTGTTTGCCCAGCAGTCCATAATGGCATTTCTGAAGAAGTACCATACAATACTACCGGTTGATAATAGTAATCTGTTGAGGTCGGAGTCGTATTTAATCCTAATACCGATATTGCAGTTCCTGAAGAAGCAGTTATATCAATATAACATTGATTAGGATTCTGATAATATTGACTTGAATAAATCAATACTTTTCCAGTATCACCATTAGCAGTAATACCTGTAAGACTTAATGCATTGATTTTACCTGCAACTGATACCGGTGTATCACCGCTTGTTAATGAAACAGTAGAAGTAGATGTGCCAGATGTAGTAAATGTAAATGAACCTATTGCTGATAAACTTGTAAAAGAGTTAGTAATGATGGTTGGGATACCTGCAGCCCAAGCATAAGAGCCTAATGCTACCCACTCATTCATTCCATTCTTGTAGAAATATGTTGGATCCTGTGCTGCTTGAAGTGTAGTTCCACTAGGTGCAATTGCGTTAACTGCATAATTTCCAATACTACCTAAACCTTGTACTGGAATTTCTCCAGCAATTTGATTTGAATCTGTAATTACGATAGGTGATTGAATTTCAAATCTTCCTGTGCTTGCGTTAAATTCATATATTCCCCATGTAGAAGAACTTGTGTTTAACCACCATGTTCCGTTTGTAGGACTTCCTACAGGACGTGCTGTTTGACCTACTAAACTTGCTAAATCAATATTTGCACGTAATATATAACAACGATTTGTTACACCCAATAATGAATAAGCAGCCAATAGACCATATTCGTTTAATTCGTAACCTTGAATTGGAGTACCATTCGTTGTTGTATAGAAGAATGGAACACCATACAAATCAACTAAATCACGTTGACTTGTAACTTGATATAATTTATTAGCATTAGCCGCTGTAGTTGCAGGAGCAACCGCTGTACCTGATGCGTTTGCCTTGTTTTGTGCTGTTGCTAGTATAACAAGGGGAACTGAGTTTGTTGGAGCAGGAAGATATTGACTTTGGTCAATGATTGTTACTTCTACGCCTGGAGATGTTAATGCCATTTTGTTTTCCTTTATTTGTAAAATTCTGAGGTTTACCACCTAAATTGCATATTATTATTTATCGGAAACATATAAAAAACACCAGTTTCCGTACCTTCAAAGGTTTCTGAACTAAATAACATATGCGACCTATATGTAAGTCATGTGGTAAAAATCATGCCGCAGTAAACTATAAAAGAAATGAAGTTACTCACTACAGAAGTATATGTGATGAGTGTGGACGAAAAAAGAATAAACTAAATCCTAGAAAGCCTAATTGGCAAAAAAGTGGATATGCAAAAAAAGCCACATGTGATTTATGTGGCTTTAAAAGTTTATTCCCTACTCAAACAACAGTATTTCACGTTGACGGCAATTTAGAAAATATTGCTCTGACTAATCTACGTACCGTATGTCTTAATTGTATTGAGGTAGTAAAAAGAAAAGAAATTACTTGGCGGCGGGGAGATTTAGAAGTTGACTGATTTTATTGTGTAAGTCATCTATCGTCCCGTTATTATCAATGTAATGGTCATATTCTAAACCTACACTAGAATATTCACTAGCATGTACCTTTTTCTTATCTAATAGATTTTTACTTAGGGACCACTTGGGATTTCTGACAGGGCCTTTATTATATGCAACTGCGGCATCATACCATTCAGGATTTTCACCCCTAAAAACTCGTAAAGAAGTCCCGCCTGCGTTCTTAATTGCACCTACTTCATTTGCAAATCTACAGTCTGTGATTACAATATCATCTTTTGAATTAAGTAATTTATTCTCTACACTTGCTACCCATATATCATTATGGAATCCTTGACGACATACTTCTGTTCCCCAATATTGGAGAATCCATCTGGGAGTTAAGTTAGGCATATCTAACCGCTTACTCCACCAAGGGTCAACTTGTTCACGCCATTTTCTGCTGCTCTTAGTTGTTCCCTCAAGCATTTCTCTATCCCAACCAAATACATTGGCTACTGCATCTTTTAAACTGGATGCAAAACTTATTCGTTTAAACTCGTGATATGTACAAAGATAATCTGCAATGGTATCTTTGCCGCTTCCAATTAAACCAGTTACACCTATAATCATAAAGAAAAACCCTCGTAATACTTATTATATTACAAGGGCATGACAATATAAACTGTTTAGGTTACATCTGTTTTGGTCTAGTCAATGTAAATCTTAATCCCATTTCTGGATTATAATCTTGGTCTAAATCCCAATTGGGTATTAAACGCTTAACCATTTTTGTATATAATGCTATGCGACTGTTTTCTTTTGCATCAAATACAATTTTTTGTACATTGTCACCATAGACTTGTAAAAATTCACGAAATATGTCTACTACAATTGACATTACTTCTGCTGAGTTGCCTGTACCTGTTGTGCCAAATAGTGATAATTTTTCAGGATCGAATAAGTCTCTAATTAAACGAAATT